ATGACAGCACCCGAACGCAAAAAGCAGCGCCACCGCTTAGAAGGTTATCAAGCGATTCGTGCGATTGCTCCAAACTGGCTACATGCCTTGCTCAGCATCCAGCACTGCAGCGACCTAATGGGCTTGCATCGCGACCAGATTGATCTTGAAAAAAATACCATCCGCATCTTGCAGGACAAAACCCAAAAAAGTCAGCGCTGAATCTCGATTCAAAAAGAACAGTAAAAGAACACTAAAGGAATACGCTAGAAATAAAAAAGCCCTTCAATCATCTAAGTAATTGAAAGGCTTTAAGAATTTGGTAGGCATAATTGCAACCAAAAAACCTCTATAACTAATTGTTTCATAAAGATTTCACCTCATTTAAAAAGCCATCGTATACACAAAGATATACACAATTAAAAATCTACCCCATACTATTGGGCAGAATCTTCACCTTCTTAGTTTAAGCATCAAGTGTTAGTCGGATTAAGAATTTTTCGACAAATGCACCCTTCCCTTTTTTATCACTTTGCACGGTTGCGACTGCGCCAGTTACAACTGTCCAACTTAGATTTTTCACTATTTTTTAGATTGTATGTAAATCTTTAAGAGATTTTTAAGAATATTAACGGTAAAAAGTGCTCTGAAAAAATAAAAAAACTAGTCGAGCGTGGGAACTAGGTAATAAAGGTAATATTGCATTTTTCGACTCATTCATTTCTTTATAAATCAATAAGATAAGACCCCTAAAAATATTACCTTTTAGAGGTAATATTAGGGTAATACGACGGTAATATGGGGTAATTTAGAGGGGTAATATTATTACCCTAATATTACCTTTTTTATTACCCTATATATATATGATTTATATAAGAAAAAAGACGATATTACCTTTATTACCTAGTTCCCACACATAAGACGTTTTTTTTGTTTTTGCAAAAATCAATGACTTACAAGCGTTTTACAGTCTCTCAAAATTCTCTTGACAGGCAAAACTTAAGGAACTCATCCATTTGCTAGATTTTCTCACAGATTAACTAATTGATTTATATAGATAAAATTTGAATATTACCTTTATTACCCTATCCCCACGCTCTTGAAGAAATTGCTTTTTCCGTTAGTGCTTTTGAAGCTTGTCGACATAAAAAAACCGGAACAATGTCCGGTTTCTGGTAGCTCAGCCAAGTGCAAGATTTAAGCGGCTATGGTCTGCCCCGTCACAGCCCCTTGCTTAGTGAATACAAAGCACTTCACCGTTTTATTTTTTATTTTGGACAATATCGGATGATTCGCTTCGACCAGCGTGTAGCGCTTACTTTGCTTCAACTCTTGCCGAAGTTGAGGGAGGTCTAAGGGTCTTAGTTTGTGTTCTGCAAGCTGCTGTACAAAATCCAAGAGGCTGATAGCAATACGGGTTTCATCGCGTGAATGGTTGACCCGGCAGCCTATTTCCTCTTCCAAGTAGTGATACATATCCCAAAACTCAGCTACTAGGGGCGTATCCCCATCAAGGCGTTGGTGACGCTCAGCACAACACTGGATTAAGTAAGCATCCAAAGCCGCTAAATCAGCCGTTTGTAGGCCGCTTAAAATGCTGGTTTCTTGTAGCGCGTGTGCCAGTGCCATGATTTGCGCGTGATTATGGCGTAAGCGTTGATTCGATAGCCCGCCTTCATGCTTCAAACGCTCCAAGCAGGTTTGATAGTGTTGAGCGTAACTTTCCAAGAGTGGTTTTTCTTGGGTAATACAAGCCGTCATAAAGCCATTAATTTGCTCCATGTCCAAGCGCTGTAAGCGTTGAGCTGATTGATAACCTTGTGTGCTTAAGTGGGATTTATTCCATGGAATCTGAACTAACCTTTCCATTATTTCTGGTAAGCCATCAATCGGGGTATTTTGGGCGAGAATGAGCGCTCCTCTAAACGGTGGTTCGTAGGTTTCAATACCGTTGTTTTTAGGTGAAGTGCCACGCATACCCTTTCCGTTATATAAGGTCTTGGCTTCACTTAAATCAAAAGTGCGCCGCTGGTGGCCTGATTCAGATTTATTGGGGTCGCCTTCAATCGCCACTAAGGGCATGTTGGCCAACTGTGCTAAGGAACGCCAGCGGTTCGAGTGGGTCGCCTTGGCTAAATCCAAGCCCTCATAGTCATCCCGTCCGGTTAGTTTCCATAAGAAGGTCAAAATACTACTTTTACCCGTGCCCGGTTCACCACACAGCTCTAAAAAAGGATAGGACTGTTGATCTTTACGGATTTGTTGAACTAAGAATGAGCCTGCCCAATAAGCCAAAATAGCCAGACCTTTTGCACCATAGGCGGTTTTATAGTCCTCTAACCATAGTTCAGGCCGGTGGGCTTCGCTTGGGTCGCCAATAACTACCGAGTCTTGGCGAAAAGTGGTTTTCACTTTGCGGCCATCGGGTAAATCAAAAAAATCATCCTCATTCACGCGATATAGACGCCCATTGAACACCGCCTGTTTAGGGAATAACCAGCCATTTAACTCGCTGGTGTAGCCTAAAAAATTGATGGTGCTCACTTCGGGCATGGTTTCACCTTCTGGGAACCAGTAGGCTTTTTGATGCTGTTCGAGTTGCTTGGTATTGCCGGTAAACATCAAGCCCGCGCCTATATCCATTAAGCGATCTTTGAATTTAGGGGCAGCACCTAAAGCAGATGAAGTGAATACATCTTTATAGATTTGAGGGCGATTACCTTCTTGGCTGGGACGGGTGACACGCAAGTAATAGGCACTCTCTCCGCTCAGTGCATCCCGCTGGAAATAGACAAATTCAGGCTTACAGTTCGCAATATTTTCTAGTTGAATCGGGTTGTCTTCGTCTTTATCGCTGTATTTGGCCGCATACAGTTGATTACCAAACTCAAAGGTGAAGCGGTGTTTCTTGGTATGCTCAACAATCTCCAAGGCTTTACTAGTGGCACTGCTAGCAGTGAGTAAGCGCCCGGTGTAAAACCATTCGGTGAGTTTTGCGCGCTGAATTTGTCCACCACTGGCTTTGAATAGGTCGTTCCAGTCGCATTTCTGCCGATCGGGTGCAATACACGCTTCAGCGTGTTCGTGTAATGCCTGTAGTTTGCGCACAAACTCCTTGGTATAGCGCTGGCCTGCGGGGTCATTATCCAAGGCTACGACCCAGTGAATGCCTTGGCCTAAGTAGGCTTGAATCGACTTTTCCGGCCAATTATTGCAGCTCATTAAAGCGACTGCTTGAAAGCCTGATTGAATTAACGACAGCGCGTCTATAATTCCCTCGACCAAAAAGACTTGTTTACCCGATTCAGGAAGAAAGTCTCTGCCTTGCCACCATAAGCCCTTATAACTACCGTTAAAATGCGCTTTTTTCGGCTTGTCGGGCAGGTCGATCACTTGAATGAAGCGTTCCCAATAGATGGTTTTCTCTGCATTCAGGAAGAAACGCACCGTTTCAGTTCCTTTGGGTTCGCGTACCGCTTCGCGCTCATAGCGTTGACCTTGGACAAACTCACCCGCGAACAAAGCAGAGTCTAAGCCCCTGCTCTTTAAATACGCTTTAGCGGTCGCGTTCGGGTCGGTCTTGGTGGCTGGATAGAGTTCGTGCAAGGGCTGCCATAAATCGGGGTATAAGTCGCGGGTTTTCATACCCCAATTGCATTTTGCTTCTCGTCCGCATTTCAGATGGTGCGGTTCAAGTGCACTGATAAATAGCTCTTTTTTGCCACATTCAGGGCAACGGCCTTCCCGTAGATAATCGCCCTTATGTTTCAAACCATAATCAGCTTGTAAGCGCGGAATGATTTTTTCAAGCTGCATGGCTCACCCCCGCTTTAATCGGTGCATTTGTCGGAAAATCCGTAAAAGAGAGGTGAAAAAAGAATGCTGTTGTTCTATACTGGCTACTTGACGTTTGAAATTTAGAGCCTTGATTGTTACTAGCAATCAGGGCTTTTGTTTGTGTGCTGCTCATAGTTCCTTATCCTTGGGTGTATTCAACCACCATTGTTCAATTGCTTGTTCTGACCATCTGACCGTGTGCCCTTTCCGTTGTGGTGGGGGTAGTATGCCATCCTTTAGCCAACGATAAACGGTGGTGCGGTGTACTCCCAATTTATCGGCGACAGCATCCGCACTTAAAAAACGATCTTGTAAGGCTAAATCAGCTTTGCTGTGGCGTTGTTGATTACGCCATTGCTGTATATCTAAAACTTTGAATGATTCTAATCCCCTGTTTGTTTGGCTCATGGTTGTTACCTCTTAGATTGAAAAAAGGGGCAAGGCTTCCCCTGCCCCGTGGTTGGTTAGTGGCTCAGTTCCAAGCGTTCGCCCTCCCCTTTGCGAGCCTGCATTAAGGTGGCTCTTTCCGGTTTTTTGGCATTGTGCCAATCGTCTGAACAATTTCCGCCGTCCGCTCTTGGGTTGCGATTATGCGAACAAAATAAGTGCCATTTATTCACTTTTTTAAATTCTTTCCCGCAATTTGGACAGTTCACTAAGCTATTGACCTTCGCCTGTTCAGATTGAGCGTAAGCCTCTGATTTTTTCCAACTTTCCCCTGTGCCTGTAGGTTTTACAGGTTCCTGTATAACAGGTAACTGTAAGCCTGTTTCAGGCTGTGTAGGGGTAGGGGCAATCATTCTAAATTGCTCAATTGACGCGCTAATTTTTCCGGTATTAATTGAAATAGCACGCTCATTCAATTGACGCATAGCACCCAAATAGTGAAAGCAAATCTTGAAGGTAAGAATCAAAAAGAACGCGAGTAGGGCAGAGCTGACCACATGACTTAAGCCAAATACTTCAGCCAGAAAACGAATCATGGCCTGATGTTTGGTTTCGTCATATTCAAGTGTTTTGGCCTGCGTAATCGTATTTTGTAGCGATTGCGTTCTATTCGCTTGCTCTAGTTCTGCTTGTTGCTCAAGGCGTAGGATACGCGCTTGAATAGCTTCCATAGCGGCTTGCTTACCTAACTTTTTCGCCTCTTCATAGCTTGCTTGTAAACGACTGAGCTGTACTTGTGCTGGTGTGAGGGTGCTAGTAGTTGCTAATACATCAACCGCTCGAATAGTAGCTTTATACACTTCAGACTGAGTGGATTTAAAAGCAACCGTCGATTGCTCACGCTGCATGGTCGCTGCTGATTCCGCAAAGATGGAAAAGCCGACCGAAAACCCCATCACGAGTAAATACTCTTTAGCCCGGCCTGAGTTAAATAAAACCGCTTCGGCTATCGTGATAGCGGTCGCTAGTGCTATGCCCATTGCAGCGTAAACAAACTGGATTGGCCGCCAGTCATCCATATATTCAAATTCTGCACCCGCAAAGAACTGACCAATAAAGAAGGACATTAAGCACCAGCTCGCAAAGCTGGCACAGATAAAACCAAGGCTTGCGGTACTGTAGAACTGCTTTAATTGCTCTAGGGTGTAATAGCGTGAGTAATGCACGGCCTTAGCATGATGCTGTGCACCGTGTTGGTAAGTGACTAATTCATTCATGGCTAACCCCCTTAAAATCCTAAAACGATCAACACCGATGCAACAATGAACGCCCAAAAGCGCCCATGATGCTGATGTTGGTAGGCCAATAGTGCCCCAAAGACAAAGGCAAGGCCGATTAAGCAGAATGGCAATTGCTTTAGGTTCGCGTTGATAAGGGTCGGCAATAAGCTAATGAATACGACCAAGAGTAGGGCCGTAGTGAAGGCTAGCAGCTCATAGCCATAGTTAGGGGTAGGAGTGTTGAGATCGTTCATACCTTCCCCTCCTGCTGTGCACGTTGGCTGTGTTGGTTGCTCTCTAAAAGCTCTTGAGAGAGTTCCTTATGTAACTTTTTAGCGGCGCTCATTTGTGCCCATGCTTTATCCGTAGCAAGGCGTAAGCCGTGGGTGACGTGATCAATTTCAATCAGCTTGTGTTGCTCTATGGAATCAATGGCTAACCAAAGCAAGCTATAAATGGTCTCTAAATCATCATGCATACGCTCGACCGTGCAATGACGATCAATGCTTAAGGGTTTCATGCTTTGCCCTCCCGCTTAGTGTTGGTGAGGATACTTTGCTTAATCCATTGCACCCATAACTGGGCAAGTGCGGGTGAACGTTGTTCAGGTTTGAGGTGTTGAACACGGGCTGAAATGCTGCGTTTAGCAGTGGCTAGCTCTTGATCAAAGCCAAAAGAATGAGGGTAGCTCATACATGCACCTCTCCACGGCTGTTCAGGTCGAGTTGCTTGCACCAAACGGTAATGGTTTCGCGGTGGATACCCATGAGGCGAGAAACTTCGGACAAGTTGCCCTTAGCTTCGGCAAAAAATAGGGGAAGAATGGCTTGATGGAAGGCGTTTAAGAGCTGTGCATAGGCTTGACCTTTGCCCTTATTGGCTTTGTCCGTGTGTGCCTGGTGAAGTGCATCTAAGAAGGTTTGAAAGGGAATTAGGCAAGGTGTGCCGGTAGAAGTAGGGTTGAAGCCCTTCGCTAGGTGTGCAGGCGCACCCATAGCGGGTGTTTGCGTGTTTTGCATCGCGTTGTTCTCATTGGTTTGTTTGAAGTGTTGACTACCTAAAGGTAGTCGGGAGCCTTCAAGCGCACCAATGGTAGCGCTGCAAGTATTGCCGCTGTGCGATGTTGTATTCCTTGCTACTCCCGACAATTCGTCAGAATCGCCTAGTGTAGCGGAAATAGAAAAACCGCTCATGGGCGGTTGCGTATTCTTTACTTTGCCGCCACTGGATTGCTTGAAGTTGTGCCGAGTGCATTCACCCGGTACGTTTTTAAGGCTAGCAAGTGATGGTTTATCCGTCAAGCGGGATTTGACGGGTTTTTCGGAATTGTATTGGGTGGTTCTGGCCATTAGAATAAACCTGTCATAACAATTATCGTTCTTTCAAAGCCCGCTTTCGTCAGCGGGCTTTTTTTATGCCTAAAATCGGTGTTTTAACTGCACTTTCTGCAAAGTAGCTCTAGGCTTGCTAAGTCTTAGCTTCCTTGAATTTCCTGCTTTCTTGTACTTGTTGCTATCCAGCCGTGAGCCGCGCTGGATAGCAAAAAAGTGTTTAGTCCGCCTGCTGTACGGTATGCATTTGCTTGAACTGCTCTAAATCAGCGGTTTTGTAGCGATAGACATAGCGTTGCTTATGGTCACGACTACTCGTGGCAGGGAACTTGATACATTGAATGGGTAGCTTGCCAATGGTGCGATAGCTCAAACCTAAATAACGCGCCGCTTCACTTCGGCTCAGATAGTTTTCATTCATCAGATCTTTCCTTTAATTGCTGTTGTAAGCGCCGAATGCTTTTTGTAAGGGTTGTGGATGGCTTGAGTGCATACGCTTCTTGAAAGTGGAATAAAGCGGCTTTAGGGGCAGTCTCTAGCAGTACCAACGCCCTAGCGCGGTGTAACTTGGCGGTAATCGGGTCGCTCATATCGTGTGTGCGTACCAATTCAGCCAGTTTCAACACGTGGCCTTCATAGAGGCTCGGGTCAGGGCTTTTTAGCACCACATCGGTTAAGCTTTCGGTGAGTACTTCGGCCAAGCTGCGTTTAAAACCTTCCGGTGCAAAACTATGGCGATAGCCACCCGGCTTGGTAATGAAATAAGCCAGCGCTGCTTCAGCAACCACTAAACCACGCTGAAATTCTTCGACATCAAAACACCAAATACAGACCCGAATTAATACCGGGTCATTGATGGGTTCAGGCCGATTCAAGGCCAGTTGGCAATAGTCCCCATACGCCTCTAATAGCTCGCGCTTCACCTCATTAGCACGTTGGCGACTGCGAATCGTGGATAAGCGCCGCATATCCTCCGCGAGCTTCACTTTCATTAATTGCAGTTCGCGGCCTGCGTTACTGGCTAGCTCGGGTGCAGCTTCAAGCGTATTCAGTGAAGTAACCGGAACGCCTCCCCGTGGCAGTACCACGGGTTGCGCTTGCGACCAATGACGGGCAGCGGGTGAACTCATGGCTTAGCCCCAAGTACCTGCTGGCGTTTTTAACTTCACGGATTCAGGGCGAATCCCTGCGAATTTGCCCAAGTCTTCAATCACATAAGCATCATTGCTGCTTAAGTATTCTTCGACTCGATCTCGTTTAGGGTTATCAATCATGGCGCGGCGCACCGCACCCAATTGGAAGTAAATCGACAGATTGTCGTAACTGGTAATCACTGCCCCCCGATTCGGGAAGAAAGGCACAGTAACGGTCGGTAAACCCGCCACGGCTTGATTGGCTAGCCAAATTTGTAAGGCGTTGCGCTCGGTAGCAGCGGTGCTTTGGTTGTAAAGGGTCAGGCCGTGATTCACCCATAATTCACGCCCAACAATGAGAATGAGGTCATCCCCGCCTTGATGCCACGGGTCAAGTAAGTTGCTCAGCATGTCAAACGCTAAAGCATCTAAGGTGTTGTAAATGCCACCGTCGCCAATGGTGTATTCATCAGCGGTGGCTGTGCCGGTGGAGTCATAACCCATTAAGCGCTGCGGTGCATTGAGGCGTGCCCGTTCTAGCCAGCCAATATTCACATCTTGCAAAAGTGGATTCGCGGCTTTATCCGTATCGTTGGCCGTGTTGGTGAGGCCATTCCAGCCGACCATAATGCGATCTAGTGCCATCCGCTTCAGGACGGCTAAGCGATAACGACGGGCAAAATCGGGGAACTTTGCCCATGCGTCCATCGTGCGATAACTGATATGGGTATCAAAATTGGTTTGCTTGGCTTCATAGTCATTCGGTTCTAAGGAGCCTACATAAGCGGTTTCGCGCTCTTTGCTGTCAGTATTGGTGCGACTTGCGACCGGACTACCCACGCCTAAGCCGAGTTTTTGCCCTTTTTGCTCGCCTACACCAATAATATTGATCTGCTTGAGAAAATCAGACGATTCGCCCATTTGCTCGACTAGCTTTTGCTCAACAGACGGGCTTAGATTGAATTTTTCGCTCACATCCAAAACTTGATTGGCGGAAGCAGTTTCTTTTTTAATCTGATTGAATTTAATACGAGTATCGTTGTTCATTGTGCTTAATCCTTAATTACCAATTCCAAGTGTCTGTAGTGCGGCCGCCTGTCTGTTCAGGGCGTTTAGGGTCTGGGCTTTCTGCCATGAATGCGTCAAAGCGTTTTCCTAGTTCGACAAAGGGTTTAATTTCTTGCTGGAGAGCTTTGATTTGCTGTTCAAGCTCAGCAACGTGCTGTTGATTGAATTTTTCAGGTTGGGGCGGCGTGATGGGCACGCCTTTAAAATCGGGTTCTTTCTGCACCGTGAGCATTTCCAACATGGCACGAATGGCCTTGAGGTCATCCTGTTCAGCACAGTGGCCGAGTTCACAGGCGACGGGTGAACTAAAGAGATTGTGAGGGTGTTTAGCGGTACTGAATTGCATAATGCCTGTACCGAGGCTTGCAGGTGAGTCGGTGACACCAATCCCCATGAGGTACGCGCCGCCCGTGGTCGGAAAGTCGGGGTGAATCTCAATACTTAAATGCAGTTTCTGCCCATTGCGTACCATCGCCACCAGTTCAGGGGCGGGTTCTAATTGCACATATAAAGCCAGTTTTCCGGCTAGAGTGCCTTCATTCAGTAGCTCCGCTTTCACCGCCGCTACACTGCCCAAAGCTTTGAATACGCTATCTGGCATAAGACCACGCAAGTGTTCTAACCAGATTTGTGCGTGGTACAGGTTGCGATCATAGCTTGAAGCGATTTGCTCTAGTTGTGGTTTAGTGATTTCCCGACCATCAGCGGTTTTGCCTTCAACGGCGGCGCGTATCCAGTCGGTTTTTAATGGTGTAGACATGCGAAGTTATTCCCTTGTTGAAAAGCTTTATCTTCAAGGGACTTCCTGATTTTTTGTACTTGTCACGTTCCAGCCGTGAGCCGCGCTGGATACCTAGCTGCTGAGCGCACTGGAACGTAGAACGGAAAAAATCGCAAAAATGCGCTTCCACTCCCGCTCGCGTTGAAAATAACGAGGCAAAAATTACGAGGGCTTTTTTACGAGTGGAAACCGTGTCAAGGCTTATGTAGTCTGGCTTTCTGTTGGGGTTGGCATGGTTTTAGAGGGATAATAACCGCCAAAAATAAGAGAGGGGTCACACTCATTTTCGTTAAATTCTGCATGCCGCTTGTTTTTTTAGATTCAGCTTGACAATGGCTAGAAATGAAAAAGCCGGAACGTGTCCGGCTTGAGGTAACCATGATAAAAGGGGGCGCTGCTTAATGACTGAGTGGCAAGGCTTGGCTCAACGCTTGGCGTACAAAATCATTGAGGCTGATACCTAAGTCTTTAGCTTTTAACATAGCGGCTAGGTGCAGATCATGCCCGACTCGGACATTAAAACTTCCTTTGCAAGGCTGCTCTGGCTCATACCCTTTGGCTTGGCAAGTCGCGAGATAGTCATCAACCGCTTCTTCAAATGCAGTTTGTAACGCTTTTACGGTTTCTGCTTCATAGGTTACCAGTGCAGCAATAAACATCAGTTGACCAAATAACACGCCATCTTCAATCGAAGCTTCAACACTACCCACATAACCCTTATATTCCAGCATTTTCATAGCATTCCACCATTTTCTAACTTTTCGCGCACTTGGCGAATGACATAGGCTTTCACTTCATTACTAGGATGCGGTCTGTGCAAGTTAATCAAGTCTAAGGCGTTACCATTATCAAACTTGACGCGAGAGCCTGCCCCTTCTTCTTGGGTGTAACCTAACTTCACCAACAACGAACAGAGTTCATTCCATGTCCACTTAGAATCTACATTACGTATTTTTTCCAGTAGCTTCTCTAACTTGGTCAC